CCGTCGAACTGCGCCAGATCGCTCGTCTGCGTGCTGTAGCCCGTCACGGCCAACTGGACCTCGTCCGCAGCGCCATCCAGATCGATGTTGTTATTCTGGTCCAACGTCCCGTTGTTGACGATGGAGGAGCCAGCCAGCGCCGTGAACGCATTGGCCGTGAACTGGAAATCATCCGCTCCCGAGATCTCGATGTCGATCTGATCGTCGGTGTCGGCCTGAATCGACGTATCCCCGTCGGCGTCCAAATCGAGCAGCGCCCCGTCCAGGTCCACGCCTCCCGAAAAGTCGGTCGTCGCCCCGCTCTGTACGTCCAGCGTTCCGCCCGACTGCACCTCGACCTCGCCTCCGCTGGCCACCACGAATTTCGCGCAGCCCTGCTCCGTGTACACCGCGCAGCCGTAGCTCGACCGCGCCTCCGGCACCTCCGCCGGACCCGCCATCGCCATCAGCGCCACCACCAGCGCCACCAGCGCCAGCAGCGCCGCCCCGATACTCAACCATCCCCGTACTCTCTCACTCATCATCCCCTCCTACCTGTTTTGCAGATCGCCCTGCCCGTTTCGCAGATCGCCCTGAGCCTGTCGAAGGGCGCCCTGAGCCTGTCGAAGGGCGCCTTTTCCGCCGCTTCGCCGGCAGATCCGCCGTCTCCGGCGCCTCGATCGTCGCCTCCTCGGCCGCCAACGCCTCGGCATAGCCGCCCGCCAGCAGCGGCCCCGCCACGTGGTCCGGCAGGTCCACGATCCGGCCCGCCTCGACCACGCCCCGAGGCCCGGCCATTTTGGTCAGCATCCGCACCCTCATAGTGCCTCCCTCCGTGGGGGCGGATCCATGACCCGCCCCCCTTGGAGTGTGGTAGCCACGCTACCCCACCTTTCGACCTAGATCGTGCCCTCGGCCGGCGACACGTGCAGCTCCGTGTCCACCGTACTCGCATTGTCCACTGACGCCTTGGCCGCGCCATACTGCACCGCGTACACCGGGTTCGCCGTCGAACTCGCCCCCCGGATGCGCACGATCCGCACGTAGCGGTCCGTGGGCCGGTAGAGGTCGCTGCACATATCGTCGTCGTCGTCCCCCGGAGTCAGTTTCGTCCCCGCCAGGTCGGCGCCGTCGCTCAGATCGCTCTCGTCGCCCTGCTCCACGTGGTAATAGTTCCCCGCGTTGGCCGTTCCAAAGGCCCCCCCGAGGAACATCACCCCCTCGAAACCGCTCATGTCCAGGATCGTGCCGTTGGTGGTCCCCGTGCCCGCAGCGGCGCGTGATTTTCACGTTTTTGCTCAGATTCATCATATCCCCCTATCTCGTTGCATCGCGCGAAACGCGCGCCGCGTCCCCGCGCGCCCCATTTGCATCGCGCGTCCCCGCGCGCCCCATTTGCCAATTTGCATATTTATCAGGCCAACGTCACCCTGACGAACGCCTCCTCCAGCACCGGCATCCCGTCGCTCTCCAGCCGGCCCACGAATCCCACCTGGTTCGTCGCCGCGAATAGCTCATCCAGCCGCTGCATCTCCATCTGCAGGCTGTCGGCGATCCAGTAGAAACTGAAATCACCCAGCAGCCCCACGTACAGCGTACAGGCCCGTGGTAAACGTGTTCGGCGCGTACTCGGACATGAACGTCGGGAAACCCAGCAGCCGGTCCGGCTCGCCCACCCGCACGCTCTCCCGCCACAGATACTGGCCCTCGCCGTCCTTCAGCTTGGCGATCTGTTTCTGGCCGTCGCGATGGAACGCCCACCGCGCCTTGGGCCAGTATTGCGGTTTCAGCGTGTATTTGGCCTCGATCAGGCCGTCGAACTGGATCTCGGTCGTGGTGTTGCCCGTCGAGACATCCCGGCCCGTCGAGATCCCGTCATCGCTGGCCGTGAACACCCCCAGCGGCTCGTTCGCCCCGCTGCCGTTCAGGTAGACGTTTTCGCCCACCACGCCGAATTTGTACGCCAGCCGGTCGCGCACCAGCCCCTCGACGCTCGGCACCTTCCGCAACAGCTTCCGCGACACCTTGAGGTATTTCGCCAGCGGGTGTGGATTGAGCTCGCGTTTGCCGATGCTCATCGTGCTGTCCTCGCTGCCGATCAGCAGTTCGCTCGTCCACGTCGGGTCCGCCGGGTCGTTGTCCAGGCTCGGCGCCCCCAGGCTCTCGCCGTCGGTGACGGCATAGACCGTCGCCCACTGGCGGATGTAGACCAGGTTGTCGATGGCCGCGATCAGGCTATCCACGAACTGCACCGGCGCGTACAGGTAGCCGCCATAGATATCGGCGTCCGCCTGGAGCGCCCGCTCCTCCTCCGCAGCCAGCCGCCGCCCGGCTTGCGCCGCAGCCAGGACCGGAACGCCCGCTGGTACTCCGGCGTCAGCAGCCGCTCGACCGCGCTCAGGTCCAGGTCCTCGCCCATGCTGACCATGCCCCGCGAGCGGAACTCCGGCCGTGGCGCCTCCCTGTCCCCGTCTCCATCCCCATCGTCCGGCGCCGGGCGCGTCCCCCGCTCGTAGGGCTCCGCCATCTCCCGCTCCGCCTCTGCCTGCTGCTCCGCTCGCTGGATGCGCTCCGTCAGGTCCTGCACGTCTCCCCACAGCGCATCGTACTGATTCTGCTCCTCCTGGCTCAGCCCCCGATCCTCGCCCTCGGCCGTGTCCAGGATCCCGCGCGCCTGGCCGATCAGCCCGGCCCGCCGTTCCAACAACTCCCTGATATTCACACTCATCACAACCTCCCTCGCGCGTCCCCGCGCGCCCCATTTGCATCGCGCGTCCCCGCGCGCCCTATTTGCTCGACCAGGTCCAGCCGCCGCCGCATCAGTTCGAGCCGCCCCTGCCGCTCGCCCTCCGCCTCCGGCCCCTCGCGCCCGGGCCCCTGCCCTGGCGCGGGCTGCCGAAACTTGGCCCTCATCGCCCGTACTGCCACGCTCGTCTGCGGGTAGGCCGGATATGTCACCGGCGACACATCGTACAGCTCCACATCCAGCAATTCCCGCAGCGTGTTGCCCTCCTCGTCCTGCTGCCACCGGTCGCGGCGCGTGTAAAACCCAAACGACATCTGGTCCACATCGCCCCGCCGCAGGCTGACCAGCGCGTCCCGCGCCCACTGTGTATCCGGCGGCTCCGCCTCGAAGCGCAGCCCCCGCTCGTCCTCCGCCAGGCGCAGCGTCCCCGCTCGCGTCCGGCCCAGCACATAATCCGCGTTATGATTCCACAGCGCCCGCACGTCGTCGTCGGCCACGCTCCCGCTGAACGCCCCGCTGCGGATCACCTCCCGGAACCCGCCCAGGTCCTCGCTCAGCTCATCGAACAGCGCCGCATAGCCCACGATCCGCGGTCCCTCGTCCTCTCCGTCCGCCACTCGCAGCTCCGCCGCCGGCCAGGCCCGCCGCTCCATGTCCTCCGGCCAGGCCCGCAAATCGGGCGGTTCCATATCCGCGTCCCGCAGGTGCGCCGCCAGGTGGTTATAGACGCCTCGCCGGTCGCCGTCCGGGATGTCGGCCCCGCCCCGCCCGCCGTTCAGCACCGCGATCCCGGCGCTGCACGCCCGGGTGCTCGCCGCGCCCACCTCGCCGTCGGCCGACACGAAATGATGAATGAATTTGTAGGCGCTTTTCGTCTCCGGGTCCCCCTCGGGATCCCGCCAGGCGTAGGCCGCGCGGTAATAACCCGCCGTCCCATCCGTCCGCAATCGCCCCTCGTTTCGCGGCCCATTCCAGGCCGCGTCGTCTGTCTCCGTATGATGCACCCCAATCGCCCCCATCACCTACCTCCCAACCCCGTCGAAGGGGCGCCCTGAGCCTGTCGAAGGGCACCCTGAGCCTGTCGAGGGGCACCCTGAGCCTGTCGAAGGGCTACCTCGCCAGCGTCATACAATCACAGCCCCGGTGCGCCGGTGCGTGGCCCACATTGCCCGCCGGTCTCAGCGGCCCCTCAGCGCCCTCTGGCTGAAAATCCGCCCCCGCATCCAGGAAATTCTCCTGTATTCCCACCACACGCCCGTTGAGCGCACTGCAATAGGCACAGGATTGGCCCGTCGCCACCCAGATAATGGCCGTCCGCCCTCCCACAATGTATACCTGTTTGGCCAGCGCGTTGTTGAACCGGCTCGACTCCCAGTCCGCCGTCTCCAGCGACCGGTCCTCGACCCAGGTATCGAGCTGCGCCTCCAGGTCCGGCAGCGGGTCCTGGCCCGCCGCCAGCGCCGCCTCGACCGTCTCCCGCAGCCGCGCCCGGCTCACGTTGCTGTGCCGTCTGGCGAATGTCTTGACGTATGCCTCCACGAACCCCACCAGGTCGACCGTCAGGCCCTCCTCCTCGGCGTGGATCTCGTTCTGGGCCAGCGGCGCCACCACCTCGCCGTAACTGTGGTACAGCGGCCGGATCTGCTCTGTCACCCAGTCCACGTGCTCCCGGAAAAACTCCTCCAGCCACAGCAGGAATTCGCTCGCCCCCCGCTGCCCCAATCGTTTCTGGGCCGCCGCCCGCACGTCGTTTCGCTCTCGGCGCAGCACCCGGCCCATCGCCTCCTCGAACAGCCCCCGGTAGGCGTTACGGACACGTCTCCGCTCGGCCGCCGCGTTTACCAGCCGCCGCTCCTCCAACGCGCCCCCCGAGGGCGCGCCGCCGTCCAGGCTCCTACCTGCGCCTGCCTCCCCGGCAGGCCCCCCCGTCCCGGCAGGCACCATATTCAGCGGGATCAGGTACACATCCCCGCCCGGGATAGGATTCATATTCTCCAACGTCCGCACGTCGTTGGCGCTCATCCAGCCGTTCTGCCTGGCCGTCGCATAGGCCGTATAGCGGCTCTGGATGTCGCCCCGCAACAGCGCGTCCACCAGGAACTCGGCGAAATACTCGCTCTGCTCGCGAGCCGTCAACAGCTGCACGAAAATGCGCTGCTCCCAGCGGACGAGCCACGGTCTCAGGCTGTCGGTTACGAACTCGATGCTCTGGTGCTCGATGTTGCTGAACGTCGCCCGTTCCAGGTCGCCGATTTTGTGCGGCGGCACCCGGAACCAACCTGCGATTTCGCTCCGTTGAAATTTTCGCGTTTCCAGGAATTGCGCATCCTCCGGCGGCAGCCCGATCTCCTGGAATTTCATGCCCTCCTCCAGGATGGCCAGCCGGTGGCTGCGCTCCAGTCCCTGGTGGCGGGCCACCCACGACTCCCGCAGCCGTTTGTGGGCCTCGTCCGATAATTTGCCCGGGTGCTCCAGCACCCCGCCTGGCCGGGCGTCGTTGCCGAAAAACCGCCCGCCGAACTCCTCCGTCGCCCGAGCCAGCCCGATGCCCAGCCGCTGCAGCTGCACCGGCGAGTAACCGGTGATGCCGTTGCTGCCCAGCCCGCGCAGATGGAACACCTGCCAGGCCGATAGCCGCTTCTCCCACGCGCCCGTTGTCGGATCCGGTTTCGGCAGCCGGTAGACGTACACTAGCTCTCCGTCTGCCGTCCGCACCACCCGCATACAGTCCGGCCGCAGCGGCCACAGCGCCCGCACCCGCCCCGCCCGGTCGATTTCGATCTCGGCGTAGGCGTTGCCCCACGTGAGGAGGTGGCCCATCAGCGCCTCGCGGAACTCCATCGAGGTCATCTCCGAATTCGGCGCGTTGTGCAATATCGGGTACAGGTAATGGTTCACCGCCCGGCGCTTGCCGCCATCGGTCTGGCGCTGGTACAACAGCAGCGGCAGGCTCGATAGCGACTCCGACAGCACCCGCACGCAGGCATAGACCGCGCCGGTCTCTAGCGCGTTGGCCGGCGTGACGTTCACACCCGTCGCCGTATCCCAGCCGTAGCCCGATTCGATCCAGCCCGGCGGCTCCTCCCGCACGTGGAACGACCCGCCTTTCGTCGCCCGCTGCTCGAACAGCCCCTCCAAAAATCCCATCCTACCCCTCTGCCCCGGCAGCCCTCACCGCGCCCTCATCCACGCCCCCACCAGCCCCAGCGCCAGCAGCAGCCCGCCGACCACCATCAGCGCCAGCGGCGGCCAGACCATCCACAGCCCCGCGCCCAGCAGCCCCAGCCCGGCCAGGGCCATCACGTCCGGGGCGCCCACCGCCGCCCGGCCGTCACCCTCCATCATTCGCCGCCTCACTGCCAGAGAGCCCCGCTGTTGGCGCCCGAATCGCCCGGGCTCAGCACTCCTATCTCCATCCCCGCATCCAGGACAATGACCCGCTGCTCGCCGCCCAGCAACTCCTCCAGGTACTGCCTCATCCTGGCCACCGCCGCCGGCTGCAGCGTCCGTTCGGCCCTGATCACCAGAATATCGCCCGGCAACAGCCTCAGCCGCTGCACCTCCGCGATCCAGTCCACCTCGCTCATATCGTCAGCAGCCCCCGCTCCTCGTAGACCGAACCCGCCGACTCGTGCCGGATCGCCCGGTCCAGGGCCATAATCAGCGCCACCATGCCGTCGATCCGTTCCAGCGATTTCGCCTTATCCGGTTTGATGTTGCCCGCCGGGTCCTGCAACGCCACCAGGTTGTGGGCCATCCAGGTCAGCACCGGGTGGTTGCCGTGGGCCAGCCGGTGGCCCAGGATCAGTTTCTCCAGCTCCTTCATCGGCGGCGACATGCTCACATAGCCCTGCCCGAACTGGACCATAAACTCCTCGCCGCCCAACTCCATCAGGTCCGTCTGGATTTTCGTCGCCCCCCAGCGGTCGAACGCGATCTCCCGCAGGTCGTACTGCTGCATGTCCTCGTCGATGCGGGCCAGGATCCAGGCGTAATCGATCACGTTGCCCGGCGTCGCCTCCAGGTAGCCCTCTCGCAGCCAGGCGTCGTAGGGCGCCCTATCGTGCCGCACTCGCTCCAGCACATTCTCCTCCGGGATCCAGAAGCGGCACAGCACCTGGTAGCGGTCCTCCTCCGTTGGCGGCGGGAACACCAGCACCAGCGCGCTCAGGTCCGTATTGGTCGACAGGTCCAACCCCCCGTAGCAGGTCCGGCCCCGCAGCCCGCTCTCGTCCACGTGCTGGCCGCAGGCCCGCCAGTGCTCCAGCGGCACCCAGCGCGTCTCGGCCTGCGTCCAGAAATTCAACTCCCGGCGCAGGAACGTATTCATCGCCGAGGGCATCTCCCGGGCCCGGGCCGCCTTGCGCCGCATGTCGTCCCATTTTTTGCTGACGCCCAGGTTCGGGTTCGCCTTCAGCCACAGCCCCTCATCCTCCCAGTCGTCGTCCTCGTCCAGGGCGTAAATCGCGCCGAAGAACGAGTCATCCTCCACCACCCCGTCCACGATCTTCTGGGTATATTCGTGCAGCTCCCAGCAGATCGTCTGCCGGTTGTAGCCCGCCGTCGTGATGGCGAACATCAGCGGCTGGCGGCGCGAGCCCGTCGAGGTATCCAGCACGTCCCACAGCCCCCGCGTCCGGTGGGCGTGCAGCTCGTCGACGATGGCCCCGTGGATGTTCAGGCCGTCCAGGCTGTTGTAGTCGCTGGACAGCGGCTCGTATTTCGAGGCCGTATTTTGAATGTGCAAATTGTCCCGAAAAACCGTGATCCGTTTGCGCAGCGCCGGGCTCGCCTTCACCATCCGCGTCGCTTCGCTGTGGGTGATGCGCGCCTGGTCCCGTTTGGTCGCCGCGCTATAGACCTCCGCGCCCGGTTCGCCGTCGGCCACCAGCAGGTAGCAGCCCAGCCCCGCGCCCAACGTCGATTTGCCGTTTTTCCGCGCCACCTCCAGGTATGCGGTGCGGAACCGCCGCACCGACTGCCCGCTGTCCGGATCCTCCCGTTTCCAGCCGAACAGCGTCCACAGCACGAACTGCTGCCACGGCTCCAATTTGATGATCTGCCCCGCCCACTCGCCTTTCGAGTGCCGCAGCAGCCCGAAAAAATCGATCACCAACTGCGCCGCCCCCAGATCGAACCACAGCCCGCGCTCCTCGCCCTGCTCCAGGTCATCCAGGTGGCGCTGGCAGGCCCGTTTCACCCAATGCCCCGCCGGGATGCGCCCGCTCAGCACATCCTCGATGTACTGCGCGACCACCGCCTCCGAGGCGTACTCAGTCACGTCGCACCTGCACCTCGCGCCCGAACAGCAGCCGCTCCAGCTCGTCCGGCTCCTCCGGCATCGGCAATTCGATGCGCGACCGCGAGCTTGGCGTCAGCCCGAACTGCTCCGCGTACTGCCGGAACGCCGTTGAGGCGTCCCGCAGAATCTGGACCGCCGGGTGTTTCACCAGCCCTCCGCGCACGCCCGTCGTCACCAACCCCTCGCGCCGGAGGAGCTTTTCTGCCTGCACCGCCGTCGCATAATGGAGGCACATCATCTCCAGCGCCGTCGCATCTAGCTCCGTCAGCAGACCCAGTTCCGCCAGCCTGGGCGCCAGGTAGCGCCACAGGCGTTTGCCCTCCAGCGGCAGTCGCCCGCGCGGCGCCCTCGTCGAGGCCGCCTGGGGTTGTGGCTCGTGCTCGTTCAGCGGTCTGTGCCCCGGATTGCCTGCCAGCCGCTTCAAATTCGTCGGTTTTGGTTTCCGG